AGTTCATCTATGATAAATAATGTCTTAGTGTTGTACGTTTCGTAAATGGATTTCAGTACTTTTTTGAAATTATTTATATCGGTTTTTTCTTTTTCACCAGACTTGATTTTATCTTCAATGTATTTTTCAATCGGGTCATTAATCGCTTTTGATATTGTATCTTTCGCAGATTCAATTGCACTACCGTTTAATATACCTCCGGTCGCAGCATTGATAGCATAATTCACACCGCCTTTTATAAAGCTAGCGCCAACTTTTTTACCTGTTTCTATAAGTGAAGTTTGAATTTTTGCAAATTTGCTTTTTTGTTCATTTAAATTTTGATAGATCTCAGAAGTTAGAGAAATGAATGGGTCGGTGTGGTAGTCATTTTCAAATGCATCATAATATATGACATTAATATTGCATTCTGCGTCATTTTTTATTTCTGATGTCATCATTTTGAGAAAGGAAGTTTTTCCATTCCCCCATCTATCATCTAGAGCTAAAACTAATCCGCTCTCTGGGGAGTTATTGACAAAGTTTATGATTAAATCAAATAATGGCTTTCTTTTGAAAATATCAGAGTCCTGAGAAAAACCATTTTCAAACTTATCATTTGCTCCTGAGAAAAACATGTAGGCCCCTTTGCTTTACTAGTTTTGTTCGTTGTATGTAGTAACTTAGTTTGCCCAATTTTGCACAATTTTGCACAATTTTTAAAACGTTGTTTTTGCCCGCCAGTGCCAGAGCTGGCGGGCTCCCGGCGGGTTGCACAAAGTGCACAAAAAGAGGCATGTTTGACGCGCAGGCGAGGCGGGGGTACAAGCGCGCGCTTCGGGGTAGGGAAGGGGGTAGGGGTATCATTCGCCGATCGACGCCTGTCGCTCGATCTGCAATCTGGTGATGCTCAGGGGTGGGGGCAGGGTACGGGACCGCACGCGGCCGCTGGCTGCGTCTGGTGAAGTGTGGCGTGTTGCCGGAATTGTGATCGGCGCTGTCGGAAGTGATGGTGCTGCAGGCGGTACCGCACCGCCGGAAATGGCGGTGAGGCCTGGTGTTACTTCGTGGTTTCGAGCAGAGCGTAAGGGTTAAAGCGGATCACCTCTTCGCCCAGCCAGTCGTTGACGTGCTTCATGGCCTCCATCACCGGCGTCAGCTCGTTAATGGCAAACACCCGGGCGGCTTTCTCGACGTCGCCGAAGGAACCGTTACCCTCCGGTATGGCGCCCATCAGCTGCGGCGGCACGCGGTGCGCGGCGAGGATGTCGTCACGCGTTGAGGACTTCACGCCGACAAACTCATCCTTCGCCGAGATCTGGCTGAACGGCAGGATCTGCACCGAGTCTTTACCGCCGCTGGGCGCGTGTAGCAGGATGTTCTTGAACGCCCCGCCGCGCCGCGTATCTGTCAATGTCTTCTTCAGCTTGTCCAGGCTTTCCTGATCGGCTATCGCGCTGTTGACGTAGACGATGCACCCGGCGTGCGAGCCGTTGTCATAGTAGAGCTTGCGGAACTTATCGGCGGAGTGAGCCAGGTTTGCGGAGAGCAGCCCGGCGAAGTATTCCGGCATACCGTAGATCTCCTGGTGTATGTCGGGGTTGATGACGTGACACACGGAGCCTGTCGCAAACTGGTAGTCTTCCATTCCGTCCTGGATAAACCAGTACGTGTCGAGGTCGGCGCCGCGCCGCGTGTACTTCGCCAGTGAGTTGCGAAAACCCATGTTGCCGGCAAGCCGGTTTTTACGCATTTCCAGATAGCCATTGCCGAACACAAACCAGTCGAGCGAGAAGGCGCTGAACGCCTGGCGGGACAGCAGCTTATGAGGGATAAAGCAGCCGGCCAGCACGTTGCGTTTGAAGTAGAGGGCCGACTGATGCCAGCTTGCATAGCCGAACTGACGGGCCAGGCCGTACCAGCTTATCGGCGTTTCGTAGTACCGCCCGTTGTTGGCACAGTACATGCTGTCCAGCAGATCGTGAGCGCCCTCCACCGGCCAGGGGCCATCGAAGGTAAACAGGCTCAAATCAGGCGCTGACTTCAGCGCCGCAGCCAGGTCGGTTCGTTCGCCGGATGCCTTTCTGCCGGGCTTATAGGTTCGTTTGCTCAAGATCAGTACTCCATAACTGTCATAGTATCGCCGCCATCCTGGCCTAAAGGCTCGTTGACGGTGGCAAGCATGGTGGCCCAGGCAAGATCGCCGTGGCTGACGCCGCGAGAGCGGTCAGTGTCGTATGTGATAACCCCGCCGGGCGTCACTATCTTGCGTACCGAGTTGAAGGCGCCGACCAGGTCAAGCTCGCTGCGATCGTATTCCCAGCGGCCGCCGCGGATCAGCTGCTGCATTTTGAGTACCAGCATGCGCTTGCTGGCGGGCGAGAACTGGTAGCAGACCGCAGCCGGAAAGTGCTTGCGCACAAGTTGATAGACGGCCTCCCCGATGCCGGTGCCGTCAATGCCGATGTGCTGGACGTTATAGCGGCTCAGCATGCCAATGATCATGTTGGCCTGCTCCTCAAACTCCATGCCCCGGATGCGCAGGGTTTCGACGGTGCGGAACTTGCCGCCGCCGACCAGCGGCACGGCGTTTATTGAGATCGCGCCGCTATCGCCTTTGCCGCTGGCGCCGTTGGGGTCGTAGCCAATCCATACCGGGCGGTCTGCCAGCGGCCGGGCGGCATACGGGCGCCAGTCCGGCCACTCGTCGTACCCGTCGGCGCCGCAGGACAGCAGGATGTTATAGTCGAAGGCGCTCTCACCGCTCTTGATGAACTGGCACCCGTAGAGGTTGTCGTACTCCTCCGGGCTGTTTTCATCGCGGATCTCGTCAATGTCTGTAAGGTCCCAGCCGTGATCGATAGCGTCCTGCAGGGTGATTATCTGCCGCCAGATTTTGTCCGGACACATCAGGCCGCTGTTGAGCGTCTTCCAGGACGTGTCGAACTCAACACGCTTGCCGTGGCTGCGGCCCTTGTTGAACGCCTCACCGGTCCAGAAGGGATAGGCTTCGTGGCTTTCAGCGGATGGCGTGGAGAAGTAGGTGCGCGTCAGCCCCTTGAGCGTCGCCATCGCACCGGCGACCTTCTTCAGGTTCGCGAACTGGCCGACCCAGAAGAACTCGTCAAAATACAGGTTCCCGGTATAGGACTGCGCCGTTGCCGCCGACGTGCCGAGGAAGTGCAGCTCGGCGCCGTTGGCGAGCTGGATCATATCGCCGCCCTTCAGCTCCACGTCCACCTCGGCCGCCGCAGAGCGAATGAAGCTGCGGAACTGATAAGCCTGGCGTCGGCTGGCAGACAGAAAGATTTGGTTGCGCTGATGCTTGTACTTCACGTCATCAGATAGCGCCCGCACCAGGGCCTCGCGCGCAAAGTACCAGGTGGCTCCCACCTGGCGGGATTTGAGGATCATCCGGTTGCGCCAGTGGTGGTTATCAAACCAGCCCTTCTGGTGCCAGTGTAGTGAACCGAGAATATTTTCCCGCAGCGCGGCAATCTGCGACTCCGAAAAGTGGTTTTGCTTTTTGCGGAGCTTCTTTTTCGGCTGGGTGGCCGGCGTGCCGTTATCCAGCTTTTTCAACTGCCGCGTCAGCAAGTCAATCTCCTTAAAGTCGCCGCCGCTCTTTTTGTCTTTGCCGGTCAGCTGGATCAGCCTGGCGTCAATCGACGTCGTCACCCGCTGGATAGGCGGCGTGGCATCCCATTCATCGCGCTTTTTCCATGAGTAAACCGTGTTCTGGTTGATACCCATCAGGCGCGCGATCTCCGCTGGCGGATAACCCTGCCAGTACAGCTGCCGCGCCCGCTGCATGATGAATGCTTCTTCAATCGCCATCTTTCCTCCTCGCTTCCTGCCGGGGAGATTAACCCGCGCGCGCGGGTGCTTTCCCGCGCTGTTGGTTGTTGTGTCAGCCCTACAACATCAAGCGATAGCGCACGAGCAGCGGCGTTTGCCATCATCTCCGGGAACTCAACAAACCGAGCAAACGAACATGGCAGACAAGGCAACTAACCGTAAAAAATTCCGCGTCGCCGTCTCCGGGGCAACCGTTGACGGCCGCGAAATTAATCCGGGGCACCTGCGCGATGCGGCGGCGAACTACAACCAGGAGGTTTACACCGCCCGCGTGAATATCGAGCACTTCCTCTCGCCGTATCCGGGCAGCGACTTTGGCGCAATGGGGGATGTGGTGGCCCTCAGCACCGAAGATATTTCCGAAGGTCCGCTGGCGGGGCGCACGGCACTTTACGCGGAGATTGAGCCGTCAGAGCGCATGAAGCAGATGACCGACAAGGGCCAGAAGGTCTACTCAAGCATTGAACTGCACCCGCAGTTTGCCCTCAACGGCAAGGCGTATGTTATGGGACTGGCGATGACCGACACCCCGGCGAGCCTTGGCACCGAGCGCCTCAAGTTCGCCGCGCAGCAGCGCGCCCAGGTAATGGCGTTTAACAACCAGCAGGCCGAACCGCCGATGTTTACCGAGGCCATTGAAGCTGAGGTTATCGAGCTGGCCGCTCAGCGCACTGACGAGGGTAAGCAGTGGTTTTCCCGCGTTATGAGCATCCTGGGAAAAGGGCAGAAGACTGACGATCAGCGCTTCAGCCAGGTGCATGACGCAGTTGAGGCCGTGGCACAGTCTCAGTCCGATCAGCTGGACCGCTTTAGCGTTGCTGAGCAGGAGCGAGCAAACGACCGCGCGGAGATCCAGAGGCTGGCAACTGACCTCGCGCAGCTACGCCAGACGCTGTGCAGCGCCGATGCGAACTTCAGCCAGCGCCCACCTGCCAGCGGCGGCGCTAACGCGCAGCTCGCTGACTACTGATATTAACTACGAGAGCAGAGAACATGGATAACAAAACCCGCGCGCTGTTTGATCAGTACATCGCTCGCCAGGCGCAGCTTAACGGCGTATCGCCGGCCGCTATCGCCGCCAAATTTGCCGTTGACCCGACGCGCCAGCAGCGTCTTGAACAGGCCGCCCAGGAAGACAGCTCCTTCCTGAGCAAAATTAACGTTTTTGGCGTCAGTCAGCAGATCGGCCAGAAGGTCCTGGTTGGCAGTAAGGGCCCCCTGGCGGGCGTTAATAACAGCACGACCAACCGCCGCAATCCGGTGGCAAACCATGCGATGGAGCCGTTTGATTACATGTGCCGCAAGGTCAATTACGACTACGGCATCGGCTATGAGCAGCTCGACGCCTGGGCGCATATGCCCAACTTTCAGCCGCTGATCAGCCAGGCGATGGCCCGCCAGATGTCGCTGGATCGCATCATGATTGGCTTTAACGGCGTGAAGTACAGCGACCCGTCCGATCGAGCGGCTAACCCGCTGCTGCAGGACTGCGGCATCGGCTGGCTGCAGAAAATCCGCACCGAAGCGCCGCACCGCGTGATCTCCGGCGTCACCATCACCTCGCGTGATGATGAGAACAAGCTGGTTGCGAAGGGCACCTACGGCAACATTGGCGCCGCCGTGTATGACGCCAAAAACAGCCTGATGGACGAATGGCACAAGCGTAACCCGGATAACGTTGTGATCCTGGCCGGTGACCTGCTGACAACCAGTAACTTCCCGGCGATCAACGCCATGAGCCAGACCAACCCGAACACCGAAATGCTGGCCGGTCAGCTGATTGTTGCGCAGGAGCGCGTTGGCAACATGCCGACCTTTATCGCGCCGTACTTCCCGGTGAACGGCATTCTGATCACGCCGTTTAAAAACCTCTCGGTTTATTACCAGCGAGGCGGCCTGCGCCGGACCATCAAGGAAGAGCCGGAATACAACCGCATTGCGACCTACCAATCCTCCAATGACGATTTTGTTATCGAGGACTACGGCAACGTCGCATTTATCGACGGCATCAAGTTTGCCGAAGCGGCTGAAGGCGGCGAGTAACCGCGCACTGGCGGGCTGCGGCCCGCCGTAATTCGGGGAAGAAACGATGCTGACACCGGCACAAAAACACTTTCAGCGCGTCATGGCTGAGCGTCACGGCAAGGCCGAAGATCTCTCAGATACCGCCCGCACGGCGCACGAGCAGATCCTGCACCGTATGCGCATGGACATGAGCGCGCTGAAAAAAATTCAGAGCGACCAGGCGAAAGCAGCGCTGAAGCGCCAGCTGCTGCCTAACTACGAGGGCTGGATCGAGGGAACGCTGGCAGGCAACAGCGGCCGCCAGGATGAAGTGATCACCCGGCTGATGATTTGGGCCATTGACGCCGGTGATTATCCGCTGGCGGTCCGTATCGGGCGCTACGTCATCGCGCATAACCTCGCCATGCCTGACAAGTTCAACCGCACTGCCGCTACTGCGCTGGTAGATGAAATCTGCGATCCGATCCTGGTCCAGGTCAAGGCCGACGAAAACGCCGATATCACGTCATTCCTGGCAGTGCTCGATGAGGTCGCCGAGGTAACGGAAAACAGCGACATGCCGGATGTGGTCCGCGCCAAGCTCTGCAAGGCCCGTGCCTTCGCACTGCGCAGCGGCACGCCGGAGCAGCAGGCGACGGCGCTGGAGCTGATGCGAACCGCGCTGGTCCTTGACCCGGGCGCTGGCGTAAAGCGACCGATCGAGACGTTGTCACGACAGCTGAAAAAGGCCGCTGCCGGGACTGACGATGCTGGCCAGACGGAAAGCGGCGGCAGTGACGCTGGTAGCAACGAAAACGCTTCTGCAGTACCGCCGGAAAAGGCGGTGCCAGCTGAGAAAAAAACAGCAAAGGCAGCGGGAAAGACTGCGGCCAAAAAGCCGGCGGCGAGAAAAACCACGGCCAGAAAGCCTGCCGCTAAAAAATAACCGACTTGCGCCCCGCGCGCTGGCGGCGCGGGCGGCAATCTGTAGCGCTTCGCGTTTACTTTTCGCCGTCCGCTCACCGCCACATTTTCTGGAGACGACACGATGAGCCTGGTGGCCCCTCGCGCAGTAACCCCCTCTTCGGAGGATGTGCCGGACGTTGACGACGGTGAAGAGAAAGTTACCGCTGGCGCGTTCTGGCCTGAGATTGAGCTAAGTGCCGTGCGCAAGGAGATGCGCATCACCGGCGCAGTGACCACCTCGCGTCTGAAACAGGTCGTCATTGAGGCCGTCGGCCATACGATCGATCAGCTGGCCGGCTGGCAGTCGGAACAGCTGACTGCCGGATTTATATCGCTGGACGCGGTGCCGTCAAATCAGGTGAACGGGCAAAGTCTGAGGGTTTACCGCTACCGCCGCGCGGTTTACAGCATCGCCCGCGCGCTGCTGATCGAGACGTTCCGGGATGTGGACACCACCGGCGACGCCGGAGAGAAAAAGGCGCTGGCGCTCGCCAGCCAGGCGAACGATCACTGGCGCGATGCGCGCTGGGCAATCGCTGATATTCGCGGCGTGGTCCGTAACTCTGCGGAGGCGTTCTGATGAAAGTCAAAGCGCTGCAGGGCGACACGGTGGATCTGCTTTGCCAGCGGTATTACGGCACCACGCAGGGCGTCACCGAAAAAGTGCTGGCGGCCAACAAGGCCCTGGCCGGGCAGATATTTCTGACCGCAGGACAGGTGGTGGAGCTACCGGAGAACAGCGTCGATGCGACAAAAGAGACCGTGCAGCTATGGAGCTGATTAACCGCATATGGAGCTGGACGGTTTACCTGTGGTCCGCAGCCCTGACCAGCGTCGGAATGATGACGCAGAAGGACTGGCTGGCAACGATAGCCGCCCTGACCGGGATCGTGGTTGCCGTGCTGAGTGAGATGCACCGCCGCCGGATGTCGCGTATTCACGAAACCAATAACCTGCTGCTCAACGAGTTGATCGACGCCATACGCGACGACACCGAGAACCGGCAGGACGTTAAGGAACTGATCCGCACAATAAGGGAGTCGCCGCGATGAAAAAACGTATTGTGACCTGCTCGATCGCGGCCATTGTTTCGCTGGCGGCGGTGATGTGGCCGCAGGTGCTGCGCACCAGTCAGGAAGCGCAGCTGAAGATGGCGAAATACGAAGACTGCCGCAAGACGCCGTATTACTGCTCGGCGGGCGTACTGACCGTGGGCATCGGCTCTACGGGCGGGGTACAGAACCGTGAATACGCGGACCGCGAGATCGCCGAGCGCTGGGCTAATGACCTGATGCACGCCGAGAAATGCGTAAACCGCGAGTTTAACGGAGCCGCCGCGCCGCAGCGGGTCTTTGAATCCATGACCGACGCGGCCTTTAACGTTGGCTGTACGGGCCTGGCCTGGTACACAAACAGGCAGCGCCAGAAGGTGCGCACCACGCTCTGGCGGAACGCGCAGGCGGGTAACTGGCCCGGCGTTTGCGAGCGTCTGCCGGACTTCGTTAATTCCGCAGGGCAGCGTCTGGCCGGACTGGTAAAGCGGCGGGCGGAGTTTCGCGAATGGTGCCTCTCCGATCCTGCGCTGAGGCCGGCGAAATGAGGGGGCTGCTGGTTGTCACCGCCGTGCTGGCCGGGCTGCTGGTCATCGCCTGCTTGCGCCTCGCCGTTGAGCAACGCCATCGTCATGACGCAGAAGAGGCGCTGGGCAGCGCAAGGCAGGAGCTTAGACAGAGCGGAGAGGTGCTGGCAGAGGTCCGGGCAGTGCGCCGGGACGTAAGCGAGATGGAAGCCCGCATAAAGCAGCTGGCGCAGCGGCGGAATGAAACAGGAGAAAAGCGACGTGAAAACATCAAAACCGCACTGGAAGCTGACCCCTGCGCCGCTGCTGCTGTACCTGACGCTGTCGCTGACGGCCTGTACCGCAGAGCGGCCGAGGTCGCAGCCGGTGATTATTCAGGAGCCTTTACCGGAAAGCCTGACGGCAAAAACTGAAGCACCGCCGCCGCCGGCTAGGCCGTTAACCTACGGCAAGCTGGCGCCGTGGTCTGATGCGCTGCTTGATGCGCTGGATACCTGCAACGCCGATAAGGCGGCCATTCGTGAACTCGAACTGCGGCGCATCGCCAGGGGGATAAAGTGATTAAAGCTGAGTTGCTGCGCAAGGCGCTGATCGAGAGCAATACCTGGTGCCGGGCCAACCCGGAGGCCATCACCGTGTGGGTGGAGCAGGGCAACATCGAGATCCAGGCGACCGGCGAACCGTCGTTTATGTACCTGTACACGATCAGGGTACTGGCGTGCGACTTCCCGGGCCAGGTTGATGACCTGATGCTGCCGATCATGGCCTGGGCGTGGCAGTACCAGCCGGACCTGCTGCTGAATCCGGAGAACAACCGGAAAATTGATTTTGAGGCCGACATTATCAGCGACGACCTGGCAGACCTGTTGTTTAAGGTGCCGGTCTGGGAACGCGTAATGGTTGAGATAATTGATGGCAAGCCGGTTGCCACGCACCTCAGCGAGAGCAGGCCGCGCATTAACGGCGGTGAGTGGGAAGTGGTTTTTGGTAATGACTATGAGGGCGAGCAGGTATGAGCACCGACGCGGCGCTGTTTCATCAGCTTGATCGGGTATTCGCTGAGATCCTTTCCGCTATGACGCCGACACGACGCCAGCGCACCGCGCGACGCATCGGCACCACGCTGCGCAGAAGTCAGAGCCAGCGCATCGGGCGCCAGGAGGCGCCGGACGGCTCGAAATATCCGCAGCGTAAGCGCCGGACGCTGCGCGCCCAGGCGGGCATGAGTTTTCTGTGGGAAGGCGAAAAGCGCCGCCTGCGCAACTGGCGGACAGTGCCGGGAAAACGTGGCCGGATGCTGACCGGCTTCGATCTCGATAAGGGCGATATGCGCTCGTTTTACCGTGAGGATATCGAGCGCTACCTCGATATCAGCTTTAAGTCTGCGAGCCGGAACACCACCAGGCGTGAACAGATGTTCCGCCGCCTGCGGACGGCAAGATTTATGAAGGTTCAGGCTAACGCCGAAGGGACTACCGTCGGATATACCGGTGCTGCAGCGCGCATCGCCCGGGTCCATCAGTACGGGCTGCGCGACAGAATTAACGAGAGCGGCGCGATGGCGAATTATCCTCGCCGTGAGCTGCTCGGGCTGAGTAAATCAGACCGTATGGCGATCGCCCGCCAGGTTATTGACGTCCTGGGGGTGCAGTGATGGATATCGCCGGGATTATGCGCCTGCTGGAAAACATCGCCCGCACCGGCACGGTGACAGAGGTTGACCCTGTCAAATGGCGCGTGCGCGTGCAAAGCGGCGATCTGGTTACCGACTGGCTGCGCTGGAATGCCCAGCGTGCCGGTAATTTCGAAATCTGGATCCCACCGTCGCCGGGCGAGCAGGTCTGGCTGCTGTGCATCGGCGGGAACGTTGATACCGCGATTATCGGCGGCAGTCTGTACAGCAACGACTATCCGGCACCTGGCGCAGCCGTCAGCGAAATGGTGGTAACCGCCCCGGACGGCGCGAAGTTTCGCTATGACGCCGACGCTGGCGCGCTGCAGGTAACCGGCATCAAGTCTGCGACGATCGAAGCGGCCGTAAAAGTGACGCTGAGCACGCCGGTGGTTGAGTGTACGCAGCACCTGAAGACCCGCACGATGGAACTGACCGACGGCGGGACGATGAAGGGCGATGTCATCCATACCGGCGGCTCGCTCTCATCAAACGGTAAGGTGCTTCACACCCACCGCCACCCTGGCGACAGCGGCGGAACCACAGGGGCACCGATATGACAGAGCGCTATCGCGGGATGAACGCCTCCGGCACCGGCACGCTGACCGACGAAGACCACGTCTGGCAGTCCGTGGGCGATATTCTGCTGACGCCGGTCGGCACCAGGTTGATGCGTCGCAACTACGGTTCGATGTGTCCGGACCTGATCGACAGCCCGCAGAATGACGTTACGCGCCTGCAGCTGATGAGTGCGGCAGTTATTGCGCTGTCGGCGTGGGAACCGCGGATAGCGCTGGAGGCTATCAACATCACGTATTCGCAATCCGGAGAGGTCACCGCCGAACTGACGGGGATGCTGACGGAGAGCATGGAAAAGAGCAGCAGGGCCGTCACGCTAAGGAGCGCCAGCAATGCCGACAATTGACCTTTCCCAGCTGCCGCAGCCGACAATCATCGAGGAGCTGGACTACGAAACGATCCTGGCCGACGTGCAGGCCGTCATGGCGGCCGCCTTCCCGGAAGACCAGCGAACGGCCGTTATCGCGGCGATGAAGCTGGAGTCGGAGCCGCTGAACATCATCGCCCAGGCGATGGCCTATCGGGAAATGCTGCTGCGCCAGCGCATTAACGAAGGCGCGGCGGCGTGCATGTTGAGCCATGCCACCGGTGACGATCTGGATAACATCGCTGCCAACCTTGATACAGAGAGGCTGGTCACGGCGGAGGCAACCGACACCACTGATGCGGTTATGGAAAGTGACGAGGCGTTACGCTTGCGGGCACAGGCGGCCTTTGAGGGCATGAGCGTTGCCGGACCGTCCGCGGCCTATGAGTATTTCGCCCGCAGCGCCAGCGGCAAGGTCGCCGACGCGAAGGCATCCAGTCCGGCGCCGGCCGAAGTGATCGTCGCGGTGCTCTCCACCGAGGGGGACGGCACCGCGTCACCGGCGCTGCTGGCCGCCGTGGCAAACGCAGTCAATGACGAAGAAGTGAGGCCGCTGGGCGACAGAGTGACGGTGCAGAGCGCGGAGATCGTGGGCTACAGCATTGATGCAACGCTGTACCTCTACCCGGGCCCGGAGTCAGAGCCGATCATCAACGCCGCGCTGGCATCACTCAAGAAGTTCCTGCGGGAAAACGACAGGAAAATTGGCCGCGACGTCGCCCGTTCGGCTATCTCTGCATCGCTGCACGTCCAGGGTGTCCAGCGCGTGGTGATTAACGCCCCGGCAGCGGACCTGCAGATCGGCGAAACGCAGGCGGCCCGCAACATAGGTTACGACGTCGAGAACGGCGGAACGGATGAATAGCTTATTGCCGCCTTCGTCCAGCGACTGGCTACGCAGTGCTGAGGCGGGTACGGCGCGGCTGTCCGGGATCACCGTGGCTATTCGCACGCTCTGGACGCCTACGGCCTGCCCGGTTGAGTTGCTGCCCTATCTGGCCTGGGCACTGTCAGTCGATCGCTGGGACAAGGGTTGGCCGGCGGATAAGAAAATAGCCTCTATCCAGCAGTCTTACTGGATCCACCGCCGCAAGGGAACGCGTGCGGCAGTGCGCCGGGTTATAGAGGGGATGGGGTTTTCGGCGACGTTTGCTGAGTGGTTTGATGTGGGGGATCCACCGGGGACGTTCAGGGTGGAAATTGACGTAAATGACGAGGGTATAACACCGAAGACCCTGGAAGAATTAAACCGGCTGATTAGCGAGTCAAAGCCAGTTAGTCGCCACCTTGCAGAAGTTCTCATTTCAACAAGTGGTAGTGGAAGTGCTTGGGTAGGGTGCGGATTAGTTGATGGAACTATCTTATCAGTATTCCCGGAAGGGTACGTGCCGCCGGATTGCATTTTTTATGACGGCGTTGCGCATTACGACGGTAATTATCATTACTGCACTGGAGGTAGCCTCGCCACGGGCGCATTGAAATATGACGGCTCGGCGTTCTATGACGGGTTTCAACGTTACGACGGTATTTATATTCTCAGGTGAATCAGATGAACATTACAGAGAAGGCACAATGGGAAGAGAGCGTAACGCTACTCACCAGGCAGCAGAAAGTTGAGGGTGGCCAGGATGGTGCAGCCAATATCCAGGCTAAAGAACTGGCAAACAGAACTGCATGGCTCAAGTCACAGGTAGAGTCTATTCCGGATTATCGAGAATACACGTTTCATACCTCAGACGACGATCCTGACGGAACCATTACGGGGCTGGCAGGCACGCCGGTTGGTAAAATATTCCGCGTAGCGCTGTATGACGGGCAGGGGCAAAGTGTAGCTTTTCGCTATTATCTGAACAATAACGGCGCTGCCAGCTTTCTTAATGAAATCCCATCATCCAGGGCTATTGGTGACTTAACGTCAGTAGATTCAATGTTGCTGACGGGTCTCAGCCAGCTGGTTGTTTCTGTCGTGCGTGTTACGGAAGACCTTGATGCAATTAAAATTAGCGATGCCTCACAGACGCTAAATAACGCCAATCTTCTGGAGGCGGTATCAGTACAATCAAAGGCGCTGGCTGCAATAAGTCCCACTGTCGAGGGGAACACCGAAAACCTGAGCGTTAAAAGCGCCAGCCTGGAGGCGTTCAGCGCACTGTATTATCAATTATCAAAGCTGGAAGGATTCGATATTAATGCGGCTGGCTCCGTTGTTCAGCCAACTGTCGGTAGCGTTTACTCCGTCGGCGCACCGGCAGGGATAGTTAAAATCAGCGCAACGATGCCGCGAGTGCCTGGTAAAAAAGAGGATGAACCGGAGCGCGGATATAGCTCGATAAATGTGGATGGGCAGATTATCCATCTGCCGACTGAGTTTAGCGTACAGGGGGCAAGCTCTGCCGGTTATGCTAAAAAGAATCTGAATTTTGATTTCTACACCACGATTGATTATGACGAGTCAGCGAGCGTGAAAATTGGGAGTATTATTCCTCACGATACGCTGGTATTTAAGGCGAACTGGATAGACAGCACGCATGTGAGAAACCTGCTGTCATACCGGCTTTGGGATAAGTTTATGCTGTCCCGCAAGCAGACGCCGCAGCGAGACGTTGATCACTCCTACGATGATTTAAGCGGTGTGGCATCCTATCCGACAGGAGCGCTGGGTATGCCCACAGGCTGGCCGTGCGTCGTTTACATTAACGACTCGTTCTACGGTATTGGCTCGCTAATGATTGGGAAAAAACGTGAAAATTACAATCTCCCGAAGAACGTTGAAAAGAAAATATTTCTCGGTTTCGATTCATGGGTTAATCCGAGAGCATTAATTAAGACGGACGAAAGCGGGGTGAAATCACTCGCTGGCGGTCTGGATTTGAAAACGCCGTCTAAACCGACGCAGGAAACATATAAATCTATAGAGCTTTTCTCAAATGCCCTGTCCAGCAGTACTGCTGATGAACTTAAATCCGTAATGGGTAAGCAGCTCGACTTGGTTAACATGATTGACTTCCATTTGTTCACGGCGTTCATAGCAACAACAGACCTGATTAACCCACAAGGCGAGATGAAAAACGTCATTGTGGTTTCCTGGGGGGATGACAAATTCTATTTCATGCCCTATGACCTGGATACTGTGTTTGGCGTCGGTTGGGCAGGGAATGCGTTGTACCCAACGCCAGGGAATATATATGTTGATGCACCATATATGCAGATTCTTCATTCAACGTATAAGGCCGAGGTTGAGTCCCGATACAAACAGCTGCGCGACGAGGGCATTATCTCTGCGGATAATATTTATAAAATGGCAATGGAAATTATGGATAAATATTCGCCTGAACTGATTCAGATGGAAAACGCAAGATGGACCACGCCATCTGTAAACATCACCAGCCTGTCGCAGATCCTGACCTGGGTTAAGGGCCGCATTGCGTTTTTAGACACTCGTTTCAATTACAAGTAAGAGGTTTTTATGTCAACAATCATTGTCAAAGATGCCTTGCGTGCATCCGTCGAGGCGGCGTCTAATGGGGCAAGGACTGTTCTTTATACGGCCACCGGCCAGCCGACCTTCATGAACATCATCCCTAAGCAAACGTGGAACCAGTTGTTACCGTCACTGTCCAGCAACATCGCAGCGGCGGGGCTTTCGGGTAAAACCCACCCGGCGTTCATTTTTGGCGATAAAGAGGCTGACCAGATTTATATTGGCACATACCCTTCAACGTTGGTTAATAATGAGTTTTTGAGCCTGCCCTACGAGATGGCAACCAATATTGGTATGAACGTCGCGTCATCAGGGCGGCCGCAGTATAACCCTGCGACTATGTTATCAGTAGTCTATGGGCAGGGTAGCGGGTTCCACCCGTTGTCATACCCCGAGCAGGCCCTGATTTTTGCGATAGCCTCCAAAAATGAGCAGCGGGCTGCTGTATCAGGCATGAATACCCCTAATGGGGCTAACGGATCAAAGTCTAACCTCAACCTCGAATATAACAGCCTGTACGGCGCAATAGGGGCCTGGCAGGTTGCTTTCGGCATGCGCATTGTCGGTGATGCAAATAACCTCAACACTGGCGCTGAATTTCAGTTTTATCGCGGAATGAATAACAGCATCGCGCTGTTGACTAACCCGCAGGAGCTGACCTCAACGTTTGAAGGATCTGAAAACTGGGTTGCGATGGATGCCACTACCGGTGAATTTATTCCGGCGACCTATACGGGATCGCTCGCCAACAGCGACTACATTCCTACGACTAAAAATTCCGTCAGGCTGTTTACCAGCAAGGCAGCTTCGGCGCCAGCCATTCCGGCTAATGGCGTATGGATACGGAGTTTTGAGACGAACTGGAACTACGACCCCACGCCGTTCACCACGACCATTAACGGGGCTGTAGTCAATAAGCTGCGCCTGTTGTTTGCGCTGCCCAACAATATGATGCGTTCCACCAGGGGCGGTCAAATTAACACGGAGCCAACGGGTACATGGCGGGCTAACGTTGCCTACGTCATTAATACCGGGGCCTACAGATGGGGCGACTGGATGGCGATGCCGTACTATGAGTGGGCCTATGCCGGGGCATCCATGCGCACTGCCTATGTAAATCCTGCGAGCCTGAAATAGCAGAGGTAAGCCATGACAGTCAGACCATACATGACCCTGCTGACGAAATACGGAGCAGAGAGAATTGCTCAGGCGGCATTGTCCGGGGTCGCCGTCGATTTCGCTGAAATGGCCGTTGGCGACGGCGGTGGCGTTGTGCCCAAGCCCGATGCATCCCAGGACGGGCTGGTTAATGAAGTGTATCGCGCGCCATTAAATAGGGTGGAAATCGCGGACGACAAGGCGAACATCATCCGTACAGAGCTGATAATTCTGCCGCAGGTAGGCGGGTTCTGGATACGCGAAGCTGCGCTGCTCGATGAGCATGGCCAGTGCCTGGCTGTTGCCAGCCTGCCGCCATCGTACAAACCGCTGCTTTCAGATGGGTCGGGCAGGCTTCATTCCGTCAATCTGTGGATCGCGGTCAGTGATACTGCCCAGGTTGAACTGAAGGCAGACCCGTCAGTAATCCTCGCCACGGCGGGAGAGGTCCGGCGGGCAAAAGATGAAGCGAAGGATTACGCCGACAATGAAATTAGCATTCTGGACAGAGACCTGAGAGAAGTCATCGCCGCGGCGATAGCGGAAGCTAAGGCCGACGCGTGGGAGGAGGATAACCCACCAGGGACCGTCAGGTTTTTTAACCAGACAATTAACCCTAACGAGCGCTGGCCGCACTCAAAGTGGGCCTACACCGGAGAAAATCGCAGCATCCGCGTGGGTGCTGCCGATGGTTCGAACGTCGGTACGATGGGAGGCAGCGATACCGTCAGCATCGGCAAAAATAACCTGCCTGAGGTTAAGATTGGCGTCAGCGGCGAAACCGGCGATACCGACCTGGGACGGAAAACAACTGAGCAGGCGGGGGCATTCGATCCGGTATCTGATGCCAGATTCAACAGGTTGTCGGCTCGGGCATCGGATATCGACGGAGACTTTAGCGCGGGAGATTCGGACGACAGAAACCCGGAGATTGAGTATCGCGTGGGGAACATGACGCCAGACCTGTGGGCAGCAGCAACAATCAGGCCTACGCCGAACCATGGCCATGAAATAAATCTGGGGAAACACAAGCACGATTTTTCAGGAAAAACGGATAACCTCGGCAGCGGCGAGGCGATAAGCGTCGTCGAGTCGCACATTCTGCTGATGTGCTGGGCCCGCGTCGCTTAGTATCGAGCACCATCATTTCCGGCGGTACGGTACCGACTGCAGTACCGTTAAAATTAACCATGTATGCCGGTATCAAAGCCCCTATCAGCAGGGGCTTTGCCACTTATCAGAACAAGGAATTCACCGGGTTGATCGCCTTCGTAGCGCCGGTCCGCAGGTCTGCCAGTACGTCGCTCACTGATGACGTCTGCAGCTTCTCACGAAAGTCGCCGTTAGCGCGGCTCAGGCTTATCGTAAACTCGATCTTCTTCGCCAGTCCGTACTGGTCGAACTCGGTTTTACCCCGCTCAAGGCGGGTCATGACGTACATCCCGTAAATCCAGCCGCCGCCTTCGATAAGCGGCCAGGGGCGCCCGGAAAAACCGATCGTCTCCAGCGCCGCCAGCGACAGATTGCCGCCGGTGATCTCCGGATACAGCACCCCGGACAGAGTTATGTTGTCGTCACCAGGCCCGATGTACTGCCATGCCGCCGATTTATTAACCCGGTCATTCTTAACGTGCCGCCACTCCTGCGAGTGCTGCAACTGCTGATACGGCACCGTGCGCAGCGTAAAAACGAACATCCCGTATACCATCATCATAATCGTCACCTATTCTCTGTCGCGGAACGAACCACGGTTGCTTTTGCCTGTGGTGGCCAACGCCTCACGCACCGCTGAACGCACCATCTTTTCCAGTTCCTGATCGGTACGCTTGCCGACGTCATTAAACACCAGGTTAAATACCGGGGCGCCGCCCGCAGGTGCGGACACCGGGGCTATGACCGGGGCCGCCGTGGCGGCAGGAACGGAAATTATCCCTCCGGCCGCCGGAGCCCCGACGCGGGGAACGGCTCGGGGCGATATGCGCGCCTCCTGATATGCACCCCGCAGCGCCAGCGCGCGCGGCAGGTTTTTGAAGATGATATCGCCGGGACCAACCCGCTTTTTGGTATTGTCGGCGGTGGCCTTCGTATTATTGGCGATGCTCTGCAGCCGCCGCTGCGTGCCGGTATTTCCCGACAGCGGAGTATTTACAGGCGGGGCCGTAGTAGTAACATGCGATACAGGCTTTTCTGGAGACCAGTCCCACGCCTTTTGAACCATTTTTTTCTGCTTTGGATCCCACTCCCATGAAGTGGGTTTCTTCGGGGTTAAATTCTTGGCTTTTGCCCTTGCTGCATCAATGCCTGATGGAATAAGGCCCAGTTTTTGCAGCAACAAGCTAACCCCTTCGGTGAGTAGCCTCAGCGGGGTAAAAAGCAAGTTCAGAGCTGTGCCGAGAACTTCACCGAAGGTTTTTCCTGCGGTGGCACATTTATCAAGTGCGTCACGCGAAAAGTCTATAGGACTGAACAGCTCTTTAAACCAGCCCCACACTTTAGATACACCTGTGCTGATAGCATCAAAAAGAGGTATCAGGAAAGAGAAAGAGCTTATAAGAGGCGCGAGACCTTGCGTAATGCCGGTAAACAGACCAGAAAAAAACGCCTTAATTGGCTCCCAGAATCGCCAGATTAGCAGCCCAGCGGCAATAAAAGCGGCAGCTATTAAACCAGGAATACCCAGCAGAGAGCCGAGAATGATCCTCAAGCCTGAAAACGCCGTACCGAGCAGACCAACGCCGCCAGTCGCTGTAATCGACGATATACCGATCATGCTAAGCGCCAGGCGCAACTTAGCCATTGGGCCGAGAATAAAGCTGGCCGCCAGGCTCGCGATGCCGATTGCGCCGGCAAGCGACAGTATGGCACCACCAACAAGGATGAGTGATTGCGATAGCCGCGGGTTTTCCTTAACCCACCCACTGACGGCGGTGATTACGTCACTCAGCCCCTGTGTTAATTTTCTCAGTGGGCCGTCTGCCGTCTCCTCAACCTGAATGCGGAATCCCTCCCATGCGCTGTCAAGGTTTTTCAGATCGCCGCCCAGGTTATCCGCCATTTTCTTTGCTACGGCATCCGCTTCACCTTTGGCGCCTTTCATCTCACCAATCAGCTTTTGCAGCGCACCGCTTCCGGCCCCGGCGACCAGAGTCTGCAGGCCAACGAAAGCCTCTTCACCGGCAATGTCTTTGAAGAAGCCGACCTGATCGACCTGACCATATTTTGACGTTGCCTTATAGAGATCTGACAGGATGGTTTCTACCGGCCGCATCTTGCCGCTGGAATCAGCGACGGAGACGCCGAGCTGTTTAAGTGCCTTAGCGGCGCCTGCCGTCGGCGATGCGAGGCGCGCCAGGGAGGCGCGCATTGCGGTACCGGCATCACTTCCGCGAAGGCCATTATTTGCGAGAATGCCCGCCATCCCGGCGGCCTCCTCCAGACTGATCCCTAGCTTTGACGCCACCGGCCCGGCATATTTCATTGTGTCGCCCAGGTTACGAAGGTCAGTATTGGTTCGGGTAAACGCCGCGGTTAATACGTCACTGACGCGGTCCATTTCGCCCGCGGGTAGCGTGAACTGAGAGAGGATGTTAGAGCCAATGTCTGCACTCTCACCGAGATCCATGCCGCCGGCCAGAGCCATGTTGAGCACGCCAGGTAGGGCGGACTGAATAGCCTGCGGCGTAAAGCCGGCCATCGCCAGGAACGCCTGGCCGCTGGCCGCGTCGCGGGTGGTGAAGGCGGTTTCAGCACCGAGCTTTTTCGCCTGCTCGCGCAGCGCAGCCAGCTGCGGGGAATCCTTATTGAGCCGGGTCAGCGCCTGAACGCGCGACATCTCTTCGTCAAAGCCAACCGCCGGCGCCAGGAATGAGCCGCCGGCATAACCTGCCGCTGCCGCGCCGAGGGTCATTCCCATGCCGTTACTGCGCAGCTTGCCAGCCGTCTCTTTCGCCTGCTTATAACCCGCCTGCGCGCGCGTGGTCGCCGCAAGCTGGCGCCGCTCGCGCTCCAGGGTCTGGTTATATTGCTCGGTGCGCCTGATGGCAGCCTGAACAGTGCCGCTGCCGGATCTGATGTTTACGCCATGCTGGCGCACGGCCTGCGCGGCCGTTCGCAGCTGCACGGTCTGCTTGCTGTAGGTGTCCGTCAGTCGGGAAAGTTTATTGCGCAGGGTTTCGAGCCGTGCCGTCTGCGCGTCGGCCAGCTGACCGCCTTCGCGCTGCTTCTGGTTAAGGCCGTCCAGCGAGCGCTGCGTATTGCGGAGCTTTTGCGCCGTGTCGTTCGCCTGGTTGCGCAGCTTCTCAAAAGAGGCCGCGCCTTTCTCCAGATCTTTGATTGAAGACTGCGTTTTTTTGAGGGAATCAGAAAGGCCGCCAATGGATTTACTGGCGGCGCTTACGGGGCGGGTGAGCTTATCGATCGCACTGAACGCAACGCGAATACTAAGATCCATCGTCATCCTCCTTATCATGGTTACCGCTTCTGATGGCCGCCCGTTCGCGCCAGGCCATCAGCTCGCGCAGCTCCATGCCGTACATCTCGGAGGGCGGCCAGTGAAAAACTACGGCGATGTCGGCGATCGTGTCGTCGACACCGGAAATTACGGCCTCTCTTACTTGCTCGCCGTCGCCGCCTCGCTCGGTGCGGACGGCTCCGCTTTCGTCAAAAAAGGCGTGATCTCTTCACAAAGGGCCGTAAAGTCGCCGGTCGCCATCGCGGCGATATCCGCCGTGGTCAGCTGCGGACTGGTGACGCGGCTCAGCAGCGTTGAAACGGCGTCATAATCGAAGTTGAGCACGTCAACCAGACGCAGACCGCGCAGGGAGCCAGCCTGCTTGATGGTGTCGGTGATGGTGACGGTTTTGATTTCCTGGTCGCCGCGCTTAATCGGCTGGCTGAGAATAACGGACATATTGGTTTCTCCGGGCGGCCAGCGGGCCGCCTTGCAGTAGGTTTAAAAAGCGGTTATCAGTTGCCGAGGCCCAGCGCCGACACGATGCGGTCGGGATAAAGATTCTGGCCGTTGCGCTTGTAGATGAAGTTCAGCAGGTCGATCTCCAGCAGCGGCTTATCATCTACTGACAACTTGTAGTAGGTGTTTTTGATGGCGTAGGTGTGGTTGGTATCATCACCCTGTTTCGCCTCGCCCTGGTCAATTTCGGTCATGCGCCCGCGCATCTCGACTTCCAGCAGCGAACTGGTGCCGCCGCTGTAAATCTCGCCCACAAAGCGCATGCGCAGGCCGTCAATATCGCCGCCGTACTTCAGGATCAGCTCTTCGACCACGCCGCCGACGATCATGGATGCGTCCAGCGCGCCGGAGTCGAGGCCAAGATCGACGGCCGCCGCCCCCAGCATGCCGCCGCCCTGAAAATCTTCCGTCTTACGGGTGATTTTCGGCAGCGTGATGCTGGGAATTTTGCCGATATGGTTGGTGCCATCGACATACATCGTGAACAGGCGAAGTTTTTTTGGAATAGCCATTACGCACCTCCCAGCGATGCAAAAGCAGGCTCGTAATACTGATCGGTAAAGGTCTGGATAAGCGTTAAATCTTCCAGGGGCGGCACCGGACTGTAGTTGTAGCGCACCACGGCTTTACCCTGGCGAAGGCCGGTCGTCGGATTATCGACGATATCAAACCAGCACGCCGCGCCAATCAGCTTGCCAGCGGTGACCAGCGCCTGCAGCTTGGCATTAATGCCGCTCACAACGTCCTTGACGTTCGCCGGAGTCAGCGGGCTGTCAACGGTGGTGAACTGCGCCTCTGCGATGCTGTCCGCGAGGATCTGCGCAGTACGGGTGTAAACCTCGAAGATGTATTCGTCGGTGTCCGTAGTGCGGTTACCCCAGAAGCGGAAGCCGTCGCGCTTGATCAGCGTGGTGATCTCGTTCGCATTCAGTTCGTTGGCGTCGGAGTCCTCCGCCTGCAGCGCCCAGAACACGTCTTTCGTAATGCCCAGCACGTTGCGCACCGCAACGTTTGACAAAGACTTATGCCAGCCCTGCTCGTTATCGATCATCGCCCGCAGGCCCAGGGCGTAGGCCACTGCCGGAAACTCTTCGTTTTCGCCGCTCAGCGGGTTGTAGGCGATAAAGTTCGGCCAGATCAACATGCCTTCACGCTCTGCAAACTGTTCGCGATAGGTCTTTGCCTCAGCAATGGTTTTGCAGCCGTCGCAGTAGCTGTAAGAGAACGCCCGTAGTTGCTTAGCAATAACGCGCAGCTGCGCGGTGACCTCCTGGCTGTCGTATATCGGCACGCCGAGAATGCGCGGGCGGTAACCGGTCTTCTGCTCTGCCGTCAGCAGAGCAAACATGCCGGTGTAGCTGCCGTCGGCCTGCGTGCCGCCGATAACCAGCTGGGACTGCGTCGCCGCGCCTTCGCCTTCTTTTGCTTCAGCAACGCGCACAACGATAACGCGGGTGCTGACCTGGTCGGAGATAGCCTTCAGCGACTTGTAGAGCGAGCCAGTTTTACCCGCTTTGCCCAGGACGCTGATCGCGCGAGTGATCAGCACCGGCGTATCAAGTGGAAAGGTAAGAGGGTCGGCATCATCAGCAACAGCGACCAGACCGATGACCGTCGAATCAACATCGTTGATTGCGGTCTGCAGGTCGGTGTTCTCTTTGGTGCGCGCCCCGTGGAAAAAGTTGTCGGTCATACTCTACCGCCATCATGTTGAGTGAGTTCGGCACTGATACTCGCTCAATTTACGGCAGCAGACACGCGGGGGAGGGTGTGGCGCCACGGCGACAACAAAAGCCGGTTTCGCCCCACGCGCGCGCATGGAACTATCTGTGCCGGGGGTGGCTATGGCACTGAATTTTGACTCAATCGACAGCGCGAAAGAGATGCTCAGCACCGGCGCTGAAAACTTCAGAAAATACCAGGATGAAATTTCACGCATACCGGCGTTTAACATCCTGATCGGCGGCCGGACGCTGGCCGTAATGGACGAAAAGCTGATCTCACTGGAGCTGACGGACAACCGCGGATTCAATGCCGACGAACTGACGATCTCAGTTGACGACAGCGAGGGCGTTATTGAGCTGCCGCCCCGCGGCGCTGAGCTATCTGTATCGCTGGGCTGGCAGGGTGAGCCGCTGATTTACAAAGGCGTCTATATTGTCGATGAGGTGTCTCACTCCGGACCGCCGGACCGTATCGAGATCACGGCCCGCAGCGCAGATTTTCGCGATGAATTCAACGTTAAGCGCGAGGTATCGTGGCACGACGTGACCGTAGAGCGCATCGTGTCGGCGATAGCCCACCGCTATAAGCTGACGCCGGTGATTTCAGAGCAGTTGATGAGCGCTGAGATAGATCATGCCGACCAGACACAGGAAAGTGATATGTCGTTTCTCACCCGCATGGCCGATATCCTGGGGGCTATCGCCACGGTTAAGAACGGAAGTCTGCTGTTTATCCTGCCGGGCGGTGGCGTCAGCGCCAGTGGCAAGGCGCTGCCGGACTTCGCCATCACCAGAGAGAGTGGAGACAGGCACGCATTTCGCATTGCAGACCGTGATGCATATACCGGCGTCCAGGCCTACTGGCTGGATCTGGATTTTGGCAAGAAAAAGAAAGTGACGGTCAGGAAGCGGAAGAAAACCACCGATGAGAAAAAGCCGCGCAGCAGCTCCAGGGAGGGTGATTATCTGGCCGGCGAGGACGGTAACGTGTTCGTGCTACGCACAACCTACAGCAGCGAGCTGGCGGCGCAGCGGGCGGCGGCCGCAAAATGGCAACAGCTGCAGCGCGGTGCCGCAGAGTTCAATCTGACTCTGGCGTATGGTCGGGCAGATCTTTACCCGGAAATGCACGGAACGGTGACGGGATTTAAGGCGGCCATTGATCAGCAGGACTGGATAATTTCGAAGGTCGGGCACACGATCGACGACGCCGGATTTAAAACCAGGCTGGAGCTGGAAGCGAAAATACCTGAATGGATTGCAGAAAGTGAACATTAGCGGCCATAATATGAGCGAGTTCAACTCCCGCCCGGGAGGCCATCATGTTTCAGTGCCCTGTTTGCGGTGCCGTTGCTCGTACGCGCACCAGTCGCCGTCTAAGTGAAATGACCGTAAGGCATTATCACCAGTGTCAAAACTTTGAATGCAGCATCACCTTTACCACGCTCAACAGCGTAGAAAAGCTGGTAACGAAGCGCGCCCCATGCGAAAAGTTACCCGCTGACTTCGTTCCGCAAGACGCGTTTCCGGCTTCGCATTACGGCCGGGATCAGCTGAATTTGTCGCTTTAAAAGTGGCAGCAAAAACACCAATACCATCCCGATACATCGCCATTCATCAATAATAAACGCCTTATAAGTCATAACGTTATGATTTATAAGGCGCGGTAGTAGTTTTTAAAATCCCTCGGCGTTCGCGCTGTGCGGGTTCAAGTCCCGCTCCGGGTACCAGTGG